TTTAGGTCATTGACCTATTTTTATTCTAACATTTATTACTATAAACTATTTATCTATCTTATCTCTAGGATATAAGCTACTACTGGTTAATATGCTTTTGATTATTGATAATTCACATTATTATAAAAGAACTGCTGAGGAAACCTCAAATTCAGAATATATTGAATATGGTAGTCTTACTTGGACATTTTATAATATATCTACAGTAAAAGGTACTGTTACTTTAACTTGGAGAGGTGAATCAAACGGTTATTATTCTGAATCAGTAGACATCTACGTAAAGAAGTAAAAAATGCAAATAAGAAAAATATCGGTAACTAATTGTTCAGCTTGTAGTTTTAATCATTTACATTTAGTGGTTTTAGATAATGTTTGCATCTGTCCAAATACACAAACTAAAATTTATGTAAGTTGGAAATAATAAAGTAATTCTAAATAAAATTAGCTCCCTAGAAATAGAGAGCTTTTTTTTATTTAGAGCAAATGAAGAAATGAAGAAATATTTTATTATAAATACTTTTAGTATATAATTTACTTAATATTTATATTCTAAGGATTATAAAACAATGAAAGTATTAACTAAAATTACACAATTAGACAGCCAAGAACAAGCTTTTAGATGCTTGTATGAATATTTTTTTAAGTTTAGCTTATTTCATCGAATACAATTCCATAAACAAAAGAATGATTTACAGTTTATAGTAAGTCATAAACCACCAGATAAACTACATGAAAGTATAAAAACTCTAATTGAAGAGGGTAAACCTAACCTAAATAGAAAAATTAAAGCTACTAAACAAACATTTTTTTATAGAATTAAAGATGATGCTTTAGATGAATTAGAAAAAGTAGATACAAACCAAATTGTATTAATAATACCTCGTAAAGAACTAGAGGAAAAAATAAACCTTTTAGAGCCTGAATTTAAAAATATAATTGTTTTCTACTCTAACAAAAAAAGAACAAAAAGCTATTTAGATGAACACGCCCAAAAAACAGATGTTCAAATATTTTATAAAAAAACAGAAGCTATTAATAAATTAATTGAAGTTATGGCTAGATAGCAAAAAAGAGCTAGAGAATTAAACTAGCTCTTTTCTACCTAAGAAGTACCAAAGATGAAGGAAAAATATTATATCCCTTACAGGGTTTAAGATCTGTTTATAACTAATTCTTACCTAGTCACAAATAAGTTTAATTACTTACAAAGCTTATTTAGTTTCTACTACCTTACAGGTAACTTTTAGCAAACGTCCATTTATTAAAAGAATGTAGATATATTTATATTACTTCTTTTTGTTCTTTTTAGCAAGAGCTTTTTTAATTCTTCTTTCTTTTAACTTTTCTTGAACTTCTTTAATCTTAGGTTCTGCTAAAGCTTTAAATAATGGATTGAGTATAAAACCTAAAATCATTGAATACTTAGATAGACTATTATATTCAAATCTCATTAAAATATCGAATAAAATTAAGGGAATAATTAACAATAATATTATCTTTATTATAATTTCCATAAAAAATTGTTTCATAATTCCCTTTCATTCTATATATGTTTCCATAACCTACTTAAATATTTAAAAACATCTTGCAAGCTACCACCAGCTAAACCACTTAGTAAACCTATAATAAATTCATAAGTTAACGATAAAATAAAACCTAATGGGTTCATAAAAAATATACCTCTTTAATTTTAAAAACAATTTTACAGCTATTTAGTTTTATTATAATACTTTCCATTGGTTTTAGCTTAAAAATTTAACATTAAGGATTAAATAATAAAATACGATTAGTTGTTGGTTTCAAATCAATGTGAACCCAATTCACTAAGTCTTCCATTCTCATAATGTATTTAAAGGCATTATGATTTTTATTAGCTAGGATAGTTTTTCTTACTGTTGCAGCAGATAAACCAGCAATATCAAAATCTAAGGCATCGCCCATGCGATGGCGACTATTTATCACGCCAACGGTTGACGTTTTAGGTCTAAATCCACGCTGTGAAAATTGACCGCCTAAATGCCAAGTATTTATGGTCATAGGTTTGTTAAAAAATTCTCTTACTAAATCAGCCGTCAATAATAAATTAAGGTCAAGCAAAGTTAATGATTTTTCACCATATTGTTTATAAACGTCAGGTGGCACAAACTCTTGAGTAATAAAATGTTTAGGCTTATACATGGTTATACATTCCCTTCTATGCTTTTAATTATTTTCTCATTAACTTTAGGCAAGAAATAGTTTACTAGGTTAGGGATTACAGTTTCTAGTATCAATTTATCAATAGCTTGGTCAAAGCCTTGGAAATGGTCTACTATACGGTAGCCATCTTGTAAAAGTTTTATTATTGTTTCTGGTTCATGGTTCACAAAAGCAAGTAAACCATCTTGAACAAATTTAATTAAATCTTGTGCTAAATTACTATCAAGACTTTCAAGCCCTGTTTTTATTTCCATTATTTTAACCTTTTCTTTCCTATTGAATCTAAAATTGAATAACCTATTGTATTTGCTTTTGTATACCAATAAATGTTTGTATATTCCCAATAATATAGAGGATCTATATCATCACTATAGTTTTTTTCTTCTTTTATAAATAATATTTCTTGATTATTACTAGTATCAATATATTCTATTTTTTCTATTAATTTATCTTGATTATAAGTAAATCTTTTTTCTAATCCTAAATGTTTTGCTATTATATTATAATCTGAATATAAATCCTGTGTATTTTGACTATTAGAGATAAGAAAAGTTGTATTTAGTATTTGTTGCTCTTGATAAAGATAAAATAATTCTTGTTTTTGCTGTGCTTGACTATTATTTAAAGCATTTATTTCACTTTCTGATAGTTCTACCCATTCACTAGAAAAAGTTTCATTATCATCTATACTTTTTACCTCTTCAATAAATGTAGTAGGGTAATTAAATTCGTTATTTTCAGCAAAATTTTTTACTATTGTTTTCATTATGGAGTCCTTGTAGTAAATAATTTAAAACTTCTATAAAAATCTACATGAGCTAATCTTGAAGTGTTGCCAGAAGTTTTTCTTAAATCTATGTTATAGCCCATTAATCCAGTGGTGGTAATGTTTGTAGTTATTGGAGTAGGTTGCAAAACTCCATTTATATAGAAAGAAATTGAAGTTGCAGTAGCATTTACTAAAAATCCTAGTCTATACCAAGTATTCGCTACTACTGGGGTACTTGTTAAAACTCTTGTTCTACTTGCAAAAGATGCAGACACATAAGCAAAATTAAGAGAGTTAGCAGAATTGTATTCCCAATAGACACCTTGGTTATGCTCAGTTGTTACCGTTCCACCATGATCACCAAATCCAAATCTAGAAAGATATAATTGACCTACTACTGATAAAATAGGGAACATTACTTTACATTCAAAAAATCTTACACCATTACCAAGCAAAAAACCTTGTAGATTAGTAGTTATGTTAGTGTGACCAGTTGCAGTAGTACCAGTTTGTAAGCTTACTATACCTTCATGTACTTGAGTGCTAGTATTTTGAAGCAATATACCTGTGTTTGCCCCTGTGGTTGTTACTGACCAGTTAGCACCATCACCCACAAAATCATCTTCAAATTTTATATAATATTTGGGATCGTACAATTCACAAAGATATTTATAGGTTATTCCTTCAGTTGTTAGACTATCAGCAGAAAGAATTTTTTTATCACTTCCTACTGGTAAAATTAAATTATTAGTACCATTTGAGGTAATTAAGCCGCCTTTGGTAATTACATTTAATTGTGTTTCTGGAAAAGTTCCTGATGTTATTTGACTAGCATCAATACTTATAGGATCACTTCCAGCACTTCCATGAGTTGAAGCGTGAGAACCCGCCACCGCTGTAATTGTGATATTACTTGTACCGTCAAAAGCTACTCCATTTATAGTCCTAGGTGTTTGTAATGCTGTTGCTGTTGCCGCATTACCTGAAATATTTACATGACTATGACCAACTACACTATATAAAGTGTTTGCCTGTGCTTCTGTTAAGTATTGACTATGTACATGGTCACTACCAGCATTTATTATACTTAGTGTTGATGAACGTCTAAAATCTACATAGTTTTGTCCTAAATCTGTGCTGACTGTGGCTACTTTGTGAGTATTGGTAAATGAGTTTGAACATTTTACAATTACACTACCAATTTTAACAAATTCTTGAAATGGTAAGCCGTTAAAAGTAGTTAGCTCAATGTTTGCCCCTGCCCTTGCTTCTTCTAGTGTTGCATATTGATTTATACCAAGAAATACCCCTACTTGCTTACTATTCAATGCGTATGGGTGAAGTAGTATATAGTAATCATTGGTAACTTCTGTTAGTTGATAGTTTCCAGCAACATTTTCATTAAAGCAAATTCTAGTACCTGTATAGCCTACTGTTCCATTATAAATAAATGGGAAAGCATCAGCCGTTTTACTTTTCCATTCTGTACCAGTTCGGTAAAAAACTGCTAGTTGGCTATAACTTGGTACTTCATGGATAATATCTTCATCAAAAAAAATCCCACTTTCTGCCGTAAATTGTGAGTGAGAATCCAGTGATCCATCACCATCTATTACAAAGCCTGTTAAGTCTAAACCATTTATCCATACAGCACCTTCAGACAAATGTTTATTATAATGTGTTGCATTACTCATGCTTATACCATGACGTTCATCGCATGGTTTATCAGTTAGCATTTTTCCTTGACTAGCATTGTAGTGAACCACTGCTACATAGACATCGTCAAAAATAAGACTTGGATCAAAAATTGTTAAATAAGCTAAATCATTGTTAGAATCAAAATAAATAAAATATTCGTTGGTAGTATTAGGTAATGTTATTGTTTTTGCAGTACTAATTATATACTCAGTACCATCTCTATATATTTTATATGATGTTAATGTTGGAGTTATACTAAAGACTTTAGTATCATTATCAAAATCTAATTCACTATCTATTAAATTTTCAAAACCTGTAGTATTTTTACTAATATTATTAATAACGGATATACTAGTAGCTAAAGTTTCTTTTACATTTTTATTAAAAACTTCCTGTAATGAAAAGTTTTTATTTATGTAATGACTGATGTTTGATAAAAAATTTGTTATTGACATTTTAGATAGTTCTTACAAATTTAGCTGGATTAGATATATCGCCAGTTTCTATACATATTAAACAAACCTTACCATAATTAGCTGTCATTACTAAATCAGTAGAGCTTCCATCAACTTCATTACCATTTAAATCAATAGTTATATTATATGTATTACAATTACCTGAAGCATCATAAAATAAAAATTCTGAACCTCTTGGGCAGTCTTGAGGTAATGGTAAATTAATTGTTATTGCTCCGGGGCTTGCCGCACTTGTTACCGCTAAAACTTGTTTAGTTTGACCTGTTGTGTTTAAAGTTTTATCAGCAATAACTGATAAAACTGAATTATAAACAGTGTTAACCCCTAAACCGTAAGCTCTTAATGTTTCCAAATTAGCAATTAAATTAGGCAACATATTTAAAACATCAGCTAAAGTAGTTAAACTTTGGTTAGTTGGGAATAAATCTCCTGAATTAACTATACCCATTTTAATTACCAACTCCTTTGAATGTCATTACATTACCTGTTATATTCATAGCACTAGATTTATATTTTTGCCATAACTCATTATATATCATAGCTCCTGTATTTGCTGAACTTGTACCACTTTTAATTAAAACTCTTTGACCTATCATTTGATGTACGGTAGCTCCAACACTTGGTAAGTTTGGCAAACTTGGAGTAAAAGTAACATTGCTACCAGTTATATTTGTAATTTTTACTTGTTTAAAACCTTGACCAGTGCCTAAATCAATTTCTATTAAATCACCAGTACTCAAAGCAGTCACAGCACTTAATTCTAATTCTGTTAAACTGGTAGCTGTTACTACTGTAAAACTTTGGCAATTAGCAATACTAGAGCCAATATCATAGTTAATTGTAATCACTTCATTTAATCGTGTTGGAGTGACAGCTACACGTCCTATTTCATGTTTAGTACTAATATCATCTGATAAATCGCTAAACAAATCTTTTTCAAGAAAAAAAGCCACATGAGTAATTTCACTTAAAATAGTATCTAATTTATCATATAACCAAACTTTATTTAATCCCATTTCATTTTTTCCTTATAAGCCAAAAATAGCACTTTCAGCTTTTGCTTGTGTATCATTTAAGTAGACATCTGGTAATATTTCAAATCGTTTTAGTATATAGTCACCATTCCAAGATGCATTACCATTGTAATTACCTATTTCTATTGAATTACTCGCATTATTCCAAGTTGATATAGCACTTATATCTTTAAACAATCCACCAGTTGAAACAGTAAAACTAACTGTTGTTTGATTAATTACCAAAGTAACTGAATCAGTGACAGTATCAACTGAATAAATTAAGCTGTAATCAATACCACTTGAGAAAGTAAAACTAGTAGTTATTTGATAGTAACCAACTGGTAAACCTCCATTTTCATACATTGTTAAAACTAAATTACCATTTACAAAAGTTAAATCCCACTCAGCAGCTCCTACTGATACCCCATTGTATTTCCTAAATAAAGTTTGTACCCCAGCTCCTTTTACTTGATTTAAATTAAATAAAATCTTAAATGTGTAAGTAGTTGTACTTTGTAAATCTGAATTACTTGTAATAGTACAATACTTACTATTATTATCTAAATCAATATAATAATTACCATAAGTGGCATCAGCGGTAATAGTAGGAGTACCACTTATAATCATAACTTGGTTAGTACTTATTTTATCATCAGTAGTTATATTACTACCTTCTGAAAAATTCCAATAACCTCCCTTTGTATAGCTTAAATAAGTATATTCTAAAGTTGAAGGTGTTGGAGGTGTTGACTCAATACCAGCAAAACTACTAATCGTAAATGCTAAAACTATATTTGTTGCCTGTTTTTTATTTTCTGCAATTTGAGTAGTTTCATTAATTTTTGCTTTATTTTTATTTTTTAATCTAGCTAAAAGTTTTACTAAATCATCAGTATAATTTGATAAAGTTACCTTTTGTTCTATATGTGGATAGCCTACCTTTTGACCATACGGCAACTTATAATTAGGGTCTACACTTGTTACAGTAAATGTCTCTAAACCATCGGTAAAATCAGTTACATTAACTGGTATTTTCCAGTTAAGTTTCGCTACTGTTGGTCTATATGTTGTTAAAGATATAGTTTTTTTTGGTACTAAAAACTTATCTAATTCATTTTTTACTAGTGATAATTCTTCAACTGTTAAAGGAAAGTCTATGTTTTCCTCTAATAATCCAAAATCATATCTATCAATAGAATCTTGGTAAATATATTCTTGTTTGGTATCTCTAAGAGCTTTATAGTAAATAACTATTTTATCTGAAGGGTTAGGAATATCATATTTAGGGAATTTAATATAACAATCTTCATTGTATTTAATATGCTTGATAACATATCCGTCCACTGGATAACCTATGGTTTGTTCTAAACCTTCTTTTAAAATATCAAAACCATTTATTAACTCAAATTGATTATTAACTGCCAATGAGCCTATAGCACTTGATATAGTTAAAATACTGCTACTTATGGTAAAAGTTCTTATATATTCAGTACCTGTAGAATCAGTTATTAAGCATACTAATTGACCACCTAAACCATTATCATTTAATTTTACTTTATCATAATTTTCAATTTTATTTGCAGCACTAGCACTTATTTTAAATTCAGTAGTTGAGTTAACTTGTTCAATATTGCTTAAAATATGTCTAGCTACATAAACAATATCAAAAGCTTTACCAACACTAAAAGTATCTTGGTTATTTTTTTGAATAAATTCTTTTCTTGTTAGGTTATCATTACTATCTGAAATTAAACCTTTTAATATTTGATAATTTTTAATAGTTTCCATATCAACATCAAAAGAAATATCTTTATCAGCTATTAAATATGTTTTTTCTTGGTTAGTTTCATTGTAATTAGTGTTTTTGATAATACCATTAAAAATAGTACTGTCATTAATTCCTATATTCCAATCGTCACTAACCGCTGTATATATTCCCATGTTTCTATTTTACCAAATTAATATTGTAGAAACTACATTTAATATGTTAGTTGGTTCAGGTTCTACAAAAGAAAGTACTTTCCATTGTAAGCCAACTTCATCAAGTAACTGATTTAAAATATCAATTATAGCACCCTCGGCAACAAAAGAAGGTATATTAATATCATCACTTTCAAGAATATATTTATTAACAGTTTCACCATTGATAATACCACCTAAACCTTTGGTATTATTAGCTAAAATTAAATCTAATAAAGTAGATAAACTTTGATTTAATAATGGTTGTTCTTGTTTAAAATAATATCTTGAAAAGTTTCTTTGCTCAATAGTTATATCATATTCCCAACCTTTAGGAGTAGGAGGTGACACTTCAAAATCCCAAGTTTTAATTGTAGAATTAATTCTTAAGATTTTCCCATAGCAGTTACCATTACCTAAAATTTCAGTTTTGCTATTATCAGTAGTAATACAAATATCATCGCCTACTTTTGGAACAATATAATTATTATCAAAATCTTTAGGGCTTATTAATTTAAAACTTGATTGAGCAAAAGAGCTTTTATCATTTTCTGAAAAACTAGGTAAACTATCACTTGCAACAAATCGTCCAACATCAAGCCAAGTATCAGATCCAAAAGCTCTATAAAAAATATGTATATCAATATCAGCAGTATATAACATTATTTTGACCTTCTGATATTATTTTCAAAGTTTCTAAACTCACGATTTACAGCACTTGCCACTAACTCAGCATCAGCTAAATTAGTTCCCTGAATATGAATACCACCCATATTTATTATAGTGCTAGAATTATTATTAATAGGATTACCAGTAGTCTTGATAATATAATCATACATTTTAACCATTTGAGGATAATTAAAAGCTGCCTCAGCTCCCGCTTCACCAAAAATACTAGGTTTATTAGCAACTCCACCATCTTTAAACTGGTCAAATTGCGGTATAAGGTAACTAACGCCACGTTCTTGAACAATGCTTTTTAAAGTAGGTAAATCATAATAAAAATACTTATCAAAATAATATTGTTCTGTATGTGTTGGGTCTTGTTGAGCTAAATATTTTATTAATAAAGCTTTTCTTTGGTCTGTGTCTAAAGTAGCTAAATTATATGAAGATGTGTAAGGATTGCTACTTTGTTGAGTACCACTTAACGGATTAGTAGCATAAGGATTGCTATATGAGTTACTACTTGAACTTGTTGGAGTAGTACCAGTTGCACTAGAACCTGAAACATAATTACTAGAAACTCCACTAGTATTATTATAGCTTTGACTTGTACTTGAACTACTAGAACCTATATATTTTTGGGCTTCTGTTTTATTTTGAAATAAGTTATTAGCAGCTTGAATAACTTCTGATTGTGCTTGTAAATCATTACTTAGTAAACCATTTTTAACACCAGCTAACCACTCCCTTGAAGCTTCAATAAAAGCAGTTTTATAAACATTTGCACTATCTAAGTATAATTTATTCAAGTTATTAATTTGTTCTTGTTCTAAATCATAAGCAGTATCTAATTCTTTTTGTTTCATATCTAATCTTTTACTAGCTTGTTTTTCTTCCTCATCTATTTTATCTTTTTCTTTATCTGTTGAATATTCATAATAATCTTTTTGATATTTATTTAAGGTTTCTTGGATAGCTACTCTTTTATTAGGGTCTGTTTCCAAGTTCAATAAATTTTGATAATATGAAAAAGCTTCCAAAGCATTTTGAGTAAGTTGTTTATTTCTTTCATCAACTGTCATAGCTGTAGTTTCAAAATCATTTAAAACGGCATTTCTAACAGTTTCAAAACCTTTAAATTGTTTCTCTAGCCCATCAGCATCTAAAACAGTAACATTGCCTTTTGAAGCTTCTTCTTCATTTAATCTATAGAAACTAGCTGATAATTCATTTTTCTTTTTAGCTAAATCAGCAGTAAAAGCATTATATAATTTTTCTTTTCTAGCTTGGTCTAACTCTCTATTTTCTTGTAACTTTAATCTTTCATCTTGAGCTTTTTTAATAATATCAGTTTCTTTATCAACTTCTTGTTGGAGCTTTTTTCTCTTTTCTCCATAAACTTTATCAATGATTTTAAGTTCTTCTTTATAATTCTTCTCATTAATATCTTGAATCTTTTTTCTAGCTTCTTGATTAATTTTAGCTAACTTTGTTAAGTATTCAATCTCGGCAGCTTCCCTTTTAGTTTGGAGTTGTGACTCGTTCAAAGTTAAATTACTAATTTGATTAGCTTTCATTTCAGTTTCTAATAATAATAAAGCTTTTTCTTTATCTAAAGAATCCTCCATAGCTTCTATTTTTGCTTTTTCTAGTTCATAAGCCAACTCAATATTTAATTGGTTTTCTGTATTAATTTCTTTGGTTAATGCTATTTGAGATTTTAAAACTTCTAGTCTTATTTTTTCCTCAGCTTCAGCTAAAGTTATTAAACCGTCTAGATGTTGACTCCAAATTTCATACTCAGTATTTACATAATCTTGTGTGATAGATTCCATTCTTGATAAATGAGTATCAAGTGAGCTTAACCTTAAACTTTCATATTCCTTATGTAAATCATTTAATTTTTGTTCTTGTTCATTTTTAATCTTATATGAGTTAGCATAATATTCTAGTTCTAAAAGTTCTAACATTGCGTTAAATTCTTCAACCTCTAAACCTTGCTTTTTTAAAGCTTCTTTCTTTTGAATAAATTCTTTATCTAAAACTAATCTGGTATTAGAAATATATTCATTATTGATTTTTAATCTATCACTTAATAACTGGTATTCTAAATCTAACATAGTTTTATTTTTAGCTTTTGTTTTTTCTGAATCAGTGACACCTAAAAAATCAGTAACTTGTCTAGTAAGTTTTGAAAGCATTTCACCAAAGCCGGGAATAGCTTTCATATTATCACTTATACTTTCATTAATTCCTTTTAAGCTTGTTTGAAACTCTTTAGAACTAGTAGAATTAGTAAGTAATACTTTATTTAAGTTATCTAATTTTTCATAAAACACTGATGTATTATCAATTATTTTAGGCAAGTTTTCACCTATAGTACTAATAATAGATGAAGTCATTAAATCATTACCAGTACCTGAAATTGCACTTCTTTTCTCTTTTTTAGTTAAATTAGGATTATTTTCAATATCTGTTATATTTTTAAAATAACCACTAGCAGTTGCATAACTACCACTAGCCACACCTAATAAACTACCAAAAGAAGAAATTAAGCCATTGTTATTTTGTTTTAAAGAATCAGCTACCGCACCTAATTTACTAGCAAAATTATCTGTTAAAGCTACAATTCTATCTAGCTTGGATTTTTCATTAGCTATTTGCTTATTATTTTCTTTTTCTAAAATAGTTGTTTCTGTAATTTTTAAATTAAACCTTTCTTCTAAAGCTTTTTCTAATTTATCTTTAGCTTGTTTATAAGCATCAGTTTCAATACCTGATTGAATAGCATTACCTTTATTTTCAATTTCTTCAATATCCCATTGATAAGCTTGAATTTTTTTTAAAATAATATCTTGTCTTTTTTTATTAGCTTCTAGTTCTGAAAGAGTTCTTAATTTTTCTCTTTTATCTATATCTTTTAAATCATCTACTATGCTTTTATCTCTTCTACTCTTAACTTCTTTTTCTAAAATATCCATAGCTTTTAATTCAAACTCTTTAGATTCATTTAAAAATTTAGTTTTTAATTCTTTTTGTTCATTTAATTGTTTAGGTGACAATCCACCTTTTTTTATTAATAAATCAATTAAACTAGCTGCATTTTCATTTAACTTTATTTTTTCTTTAAGTTGAATATATTCTATTTGATTTTTTGTTTTTGCATTATTTTCTAATAAAGTTTTTTCTTTATCATAATAAGTTTTAAGTGCTTTAATATCACTTTCAATATCTAGTTTTCTATTTTGTTTTTTTAAATCTGATATTTCTTTTTGTTCTGTTTTTGAGGCTAAATCGGCTGTTTCATAAGCTGGAATTTCACCAAATAATTTAGAAATTTCTTTAGCTTTATTTGCATAATTTTCAGCTTGTTTTATTTTACCGTCTAAAACTTTACCATCACTAACTAATCCATACATAAGAAATCTATTAGCTTGTTGTTTTGATACATCGGCATCATTTGAAATTTTAGCTATTGTTTTTAAATGACCTTCTGTTTTTTTAATTATTTTATCCCATTTTTCCTCTATTTTCTTTAAAGCATCAGCATCAGCTTTTTCAAGTTCTTTAACTTTCTTTTCTTCTGCGTCTTTTCTAGCTTGTTCTAATTCATTTTCTAGTTTTATTTCAGCTTGTTTTCTAGCTTCATTTAATTTTTCAATTAATTGTAAAACCTCATTGTATTGTTCTGGTTTATCTTTTAATTGTTGAGATGTTAAAGAATTTTGTAGTATTGAGTTTTCTTTATCAAACTTTTCAGCTAACTGTTTTCTTTTAAAATCTTCTTGTGATAGTAAAGCCTCATCAATAGTTTTTTTAATATTTGCTTTATTAGTTTCTAATTCTTTAAAAGCTTCTATTTGTCTATCAGCTTCTTCTTTATCTAATTTTTCTTTTGTTTCTTTTGTTTCTTTATATTGTTTAATCCCTTCCATTTCAACATTGTATTTTTCATTAAACTTACTTTTCATTTCAGGATTATCGCTATCGTTAGCTGACATTTTATAACTTAAAGCTAGTTTTTTTCTATCCTCTAAACTTAAATTACCTTGTTGTATACGTTTTTTTTCTAATTCTATAATTTCTTTTAAATTTTCTGTATATGTTTTTTGGTTTTCTATAGTTTCAAGAGCATCTTGATTTACACTATCCCAATACTCACGATACAAAACACTAAGAGAAGGTAACAAAAGAGCTATTGCGGCTAATGCTGCATATAAAGCTAATATCCAAGGATTCATTAAAGCAACACTTGCACCAAAATATAGAAAGGAAACTGTTAAAGAGTTAACACCAGCAACAAGAGCCGCCCATGTAATAGGTTGAAATAAAAAACTTCCTGCCAATAACTTGCTAGCAAAATTTAAACTCATAAAAGCAAAAACCAATGAACCTATAGCAACAGTTAAAGCTCCAACATATACACCAACTTGAATTAAACCATTAACTACATTTTTTCTAGCGTCTGATAAATCATTAAAATTAGCAACCAATCCATTTAAACCATTTATAATAGGCTTAAGTCCATCTTGGAAAGATTGACCTATCCCTTGCATAGCAATTTCCCAAGTTACTTTTAATCTATTTAAAACTTGGTCAAAACTTAATCTTTGTTGTTCAGCTGCCATTTCAACATTATTATTAACATTGTGTAGCATTTCATTATAATATTGTTCAAATAAAGCACCTTCATCTTTAGCTAATTTAAAGAAACCTTTTACAGCTCTTATATTACCAAAGATTTTACTTATTAAATCTTCATCAGCTTTACTTGCTATTTCTGAAATTACTTGAGCAAAGTTCTTTCCTTCAAAAGCGGTTGAGCTTAAATTAATACCTAATTCTTTTGCATAACTAGCAGCTTCTTTGCTTGGGTCTAAAAATGTTTTTAATACTGAGTTAATAGCTGTTGTTGTTTCTGCTGCATTTAAGCCCTGTCTTGTCATACTGACATACGCCGCCGTAATATTTTCTAAACTTAGCGATAGTTCTGGAGAAATTGTAACGGCTTGACCTATATATCTTGTTAATTGTGGCATGGTAATAATACCATCTTGAACAGTTTTCAAGAAAATATTGTTAATTCTTGAAGCATCACCAACATTTAAACCGTAAGCATGAATTACAGCTACTAAGGCATCTAAAACAGTTTTACTATCTGTAAGACCAGCCAAAGCCCCCCTATCAGCTTCACTAACCAAAGTTAAAGCATCAGCCAACTTAAAGCCCGCTGAATAAGCTTGATATAGACTTTCTGATAAACTTACTAAACCACTATATTGATTAGTCTTAGCAATATCTATAATAGCTTTACCTAACATTTTAAAGTTATCAGTACTTTCTAATGCTATAGACTGCATATTATACATATTTTTTTCAAACTCACGAGAAAAAGCTATAAAAGGGTTATCAGTAACAATAGAACCTATAGCAGCAAAAAAAGCATTAATAGCATTTTTAAAACCATGTACTAAACTATTTATTTCAGCAATAACTTGCCTTTGCTCAGATAAATTAGCTTTATAATCTTTTTCAGGTTGTGACGCTCTTCTTTCAGCTTCTTTTTGTTGTTCTAAAGCTTTCTTTTCAGCATCTAATTTTTCTAATCTAGCCTTTTCCTCTAACTGCTTTTTTATAGCAATTTGATTTTTTTGAGCTTGTAATATATCAGCTTCAAGTTTTTTTGCTAATTCTGAATTTTCCTTTTTTACCTGAGCGTTTAAAGTTTTTAGTTCATTAGTTAGTTTTATTTCTAAAGCTTTTAATTCATTTAACCTTTTTTCCTCTAAAGCTTTTTTATCAGCATTATCTTTTTCATTAGTCTTTTTTAAATCTAAAGCTAAAGTTTTTTGAAACTGTGATACTTTATTTTCTTCTTGTTTTTTTTGTTCGGCTTGTATTTTTAAAGCTTGTAAATTAAGTTCTTTTAGCTCATTAATTTGCTTTATTTCAGCTTCTCTTTTACTTCCTATAACCTTTAACTGTTCTTTTTGAGATTCTTTTAATTTATTAATAATATCATCTTGTAACTCTTTAGCTACATTTTTTTTAACTGCTTTTATATCATTAGCTACTTTTTCATTAAAATCTTTTTCTTCTTGGTTATATTTTTTCTTTATATCCTTTATTTCTTGATTTAATTGTTTTTGTATATTAGTAACTTCAATTACTCCAGCTTTAGCAACTTGGGTAACTTCATTGTTAGCTTTTATTTGAACTTGTTTAATAGCTTCAATATCAGCTTTAGGAGTAACCAATTTCACATTTATAACATCTGAAAAAACAGTTTTTAAACCTTTTGCTAAGTTGTTTAAATCACTAGCAAATTTATTTAATTCCTGTCTAGCTTGGTTAGTATCAACTTTTACTTGCAGTAATACGTCAGCTAATGCCATTGTTTTATTAACCTTCTATCTCATCAATTATAATAACCTCAGCTTCAACTTCAGGAGGTAAATTTAATACTTTTAAAGAACTTTTCTTTTTAGATTTAGCTGTTTTAATAGTTTCTATTTCTTCACTAGGTTTTTTATTAAGTAAAGCTAAACCTACTAATTTATTTTCAGCTTGGAAAAATTGAACATCTAAATAGTTTTCTTTAGCAAAAAGATTCACAAAGTTTTTACTAAACATATTAGTATTAACAAATTGACCTCTACCTTGTAAATCAACTGGTTTATCTAGTCTATCTTTAGTGTTTTCTCTAAAATAAACTAGAACTAAATAGTATTTAAAAGTATCTAAATCTAAAGTTTTACAATTATTGTCAATGTTCATAGGTTCATTATTAACAATATTATTAACTTGTTCAATTAAATCATTTAGCTTCAAGCTGTTTAATGCTTGATTGTTTAGTGATATGTTCATATAAATCTACTCCAAAATATATTTTTTCCATTTCTAATTGTGATAGAAGTTGACCATAGTTATTTTTTAATGTGCCATCTTCTGACTTTTCAGCTTTATATTCAATTTCTCTAAGTTGGTCGTTAAACCAATTAGAGGCAGCTTCAAAGTAATTCCTATCTTTTAGAAACAACCAAATTAATAATAACTCAGTTATTTCTAAATTATCTAAGTACTCTCTTGAATAACCTTCTTTTTGCAAAGGTATTAAAATATTATTCTCTAAATAACTTAAAGAATAAATATCAAATTTTATTCCTCTTGAGTAGAGATTGTAAGTTCGTTCTCTGTATTTAATTTCTCTTTTCTCATAAAATTGAAAGAAGGCAATAGTTTTACTATCCATTTTACTACTTTCATAATAAAAAAAGCTTCCCTAGCCTTACTTTGACTAGAAGTAAAAAGTCTTATAGATAATTCTACTAATTCAGTTACATTAGTTTCTAATAGTCTTAATTTAGATTGACCTGTTGCTAATTCTAATATTGATAAAAACTCGTCAAATATTGGTAATACATTCTCGTTTTCATCAAAACAATTTTCATTAAAAAATGATAAAAGTTTAACAGGAATATTATTAATTTTTTTGGTTAAAGCTTCAATATTGGTTAAAACTAGCTCATGAAAACTTCTATCATTTTCAGGTACTAATTCTTTTTGTTCGGGTGATAATGCTTTAAATGCTAAAGCTTTTTCTTTTTGTTCTTTTGAAAACTCACCTTCGGTTACTGACATAAACTCTTTAATTTCATCAAAAGTTACTCCTAAATGTGGAGCTATTTTAGTCAAGAATTTAATCAAACGATTAAGTGTTTTTGGCTTAAGCTTAATTCTAATATTTAGAACCTCTTCGGGTTCTATTGGCATTATTTCCAATTCTTCATTACTCATTATTTATTGTTTCCTTAATTTGCTTGCTTTGCTTATAAAATAAAAAAGACTAGAGCCTAAAAACTCTAGTCTAAATGAAAGATAACTAAATAAAACTTATGCAGTTTTATAAATTACTGTATTTTCGTAATAATGATATTCATATTCTCCTGCTGTTGCAGTTTCGACTGGTTCACCAATAATAGATAATAAGAAACCATACTCCGCTGGTGATTTACCATCTTTATTTTTCTTACCATCTATATTTTTTCTCATAGCATCTCCAAAATTCATTATTTCAACACTTTCATTTGAATTAACGTGTTTAACAATTCTATATTGGAAATCTTCATTAAGGTTGCAACCTTCAGCACTATAAACAATCTTTTTTATTACTCTAACAACTGCCGCATCTAAAGGTAATTGACTTAAAACATCTTCTAAGTAAATAATTTTGTTAGTTGCGTCAACTGATTTAATTGTTACAAATTCTTCTCTAGCAGTATAACCACTACCGCCACCGGTAACAATCCCGATAGTTTGACCAGCTAAGAAACCAGTTACAGCAGTTAATTTCACTTTTCTATGTGTTGCAAAAGGTGAAGCTTCATCAATATCACTAGTAATAGGCACTGTTGGTTCACTAACTGTTGCTACTGTTCCAGTTGCTAAAAGCTTTCCAAGGTGAGTAGCGTTCATATAAGTAAATTGAGCAGTCGGTTTTCTGCCTATTTGATTTTCACTTAATACTTTGCTTATAGCTCCAACTTCTGTTGAAAAGCTTTCATAACCTTCGGTAACGTCTACCGCAGTAGTCACAATACCCAAGTCATACCAGCCTAAAGTACCTGTTTTTGTTACGTTTGCATCTGTTCTAGCTGCAACTTGTATCATTTGAGCACCCATCTCATTGTTTATACCACGTAAAGCCAAGAACTCATTTCTTGGAGCACAAGTATAATCAATAACTGTAGTATCTGCCATTTTTTAATCCTCCTAAATATATATATTTTTTTTAATTCTAAATTTTAAACACCAGGCATAATATAAACGTTTTGAGTAGTTGTTGTTACTATTACTTCTTTTGATGTTTCTAGTACTTTTAATGGGTCTGATAAATTTGTATTATTTACCTTTATTTGCAATTGCATACCGTTTTCTGGACATTGTATAAATTCATCAATGATGAAATCGTATACAGTTGCACCACTATTTAAATTAACTGTAGCTTCAGCGTTTACAGTAGCAAAACCGTTATTGTAAGTAACTGTATTAACACCTGAATTATCAGTTAACTTTAAATCTACTGTAACGCTACCAGAAGCATTAAAACTTAATTGGAAATTCATTTTATTTAAAGTGTTAATAGATACTGGAGATGTATGTATTAAATACCATTCCCCTATATAATCAGCTAAATTTGCTAATTCTGTTACTGTTGTAGTTTTTCTTTTTATAGAAGTTTCTCCACTAACAGGAGCATCTTCAAGCGTTTTTATTCTATTTATAGATTCTATAGATGTTAGTGATAAGTTAGTGCTTTCAGGTGCGTATTCTGTGCCTGTTGGATCAAAGCTAGTATTTCCAGCAGTAACTGTTGGATTAGGTGTTATAGGTTGACCACCTAATTCAATGCTAGTTAGCACTTTTAAAACATTTAAATAGCTTGTGCCATCTTCTTTTAACATTTATATTTTTCCTTTAATTAACATAATTATTTTGTTTAATTTCTATAGTCATTTCAAGAATATAAGTCCATAAACCTTTAGCATTATCAAAGGCAATAGGTTTAATACTTTTCACTAGATGACCACTACAAGTCCTATTTAAATTAAGCTTTTGTCTTAAAGTAGCTCTAATGCTTTTTGTTAGTTCATAACAGTTATCTAGTGATACACTAGGGTCTTGATTTTGATAAGCTACATGAATATAGATTATATTTTTACTATTGATATAGCTTTCAACTTCTTTATATTCAATATCAGTAGGATTAAAAACTGCTATTTCAGGATTATTATTAATGGTTTTCCAAGGAATAGGAATAGTACTTATTTCTTGGTAAGTTGTTTTATCCATCTGATTAGTGTAAGTACAAAAATCAGCTAAATAACTATCATTTTTAATAATAGAAATTATTGCATCTCTTTGCTCTTGTTCTACTAAGTCGCCATCTTCTAAACTTGCTTGCATACTAAACCTTTATATTTTGAATCCCTAAAGCTATGTTTCTAGCTATACATTCTTGAGCTGGTTTACTTAACCAAGCAAACTCCCTTTTAACCATAGTTAAATCATACTTACCAAAAGCTTTAAAATCACCACCAAAGTTATGTAAGAAAGCATAATCTTTTGTTGGAGTATTTTCTCTTGAATTTCTGCCAGTAGGTTTTAAATCAAGTCCTAATTTATCAGAAGTAACCAAGGCTTTTAAACCTAATCTTAAACTAGCTGTATCTGTTAGAGTTTTAGTACCTGTTTTTAATGCTCTTTGACTAGGTTTCCATTTTTTACCCTGTGAATCCATTTCTTGGTTAAAATGACTTTCAGTATCAGCATTTATAATAGGAATACTATTATTTAACTCTTGGCTTAAATCACTTAACTTATAATCAATAGCTTTAAATAAACTGTTAGATTTACTTAAATCAACTTCTATAAATAAATCAAAAAAGCCCATTATTTATAAGCCTTAATCTTGTCTAAATAATTACTATCACCTGAATTATTTTGAGTAATTCTAACAAACCTAGCTAAAGTTTTTCCCGCTACTTGTGGCTTAAGCTCTGTATTGTAAAATCTACCTTTTTTAAGCTCATCAATAATAGGTTGAATTACTTTTGAATGTTCATTAAATAAAGGCATTACATCTTGTTCATAACTAACATCTGATTTATAAGAAAGTAATACCATTTGAGCCGCATAATATTCTGAAACTGTTACTATACTTTCAGGTATAATAAAAATTCTTGAAGCTGTGGCTTGATAAATACTATTACTTTCAAATAATAAAGAAGTATTTGAAGTAACACTTTTTACTTTCAAAGCTTCCCTTGTACCCATGATATAAACCATGTCATTAGGGAATAATTGAGTTAAAAAGCTAGTTCCTACTCCTGTTAAAATATTGTTTGTACCGTCTATTGGTTCATCATCATTACTTGCTGGTGTAGTTGTTACCGTACCAGTTAATTTATACTCATCTATAACCTCAACGGGTATAATATACCTAGAGCCAAGCTGACTATTAACTTTACTATCAGACTTAGCAATAAAAGCTCTTAAAATCTCATCAGTAACATTTCTTAAGCTATTAGTATTACCTGTACTTTGAAAAAGGCTAACTAACTGTCTTACAGCTCTAGGATTTGTATACATTTTAAACCTCTTTTTTAGCTTCTTTTTTAGCTTTATCTTTAGCTAAAATATCGGTTATATCTTTCCAAGCACCTGAAATTAAATAATCAGTTGCTTTATCATCTACAACTTCTATAATAGCTTCTGTTTCATATTTACCATTAATTTTTGCTTTACCGCAAATCAACTCTAGTTTTCTCATATTTTTACCTTTAAATTTTTCCCAAATAATTAAGCAGTTACTGTAGTAGCTAAAAAACCGCAATTTTTATCTAAAGATAAAGAATAGCTCATTTCAACGTCTACATAATAACCTTTTTTATCTTCTGCTGCATATTTTGAAACAATCAAACCTTTCATTTTAGTAGCTTGGAAATCATGACCGAAAGATTGTTTCATTATCATATCTTTTGGTGTAGGGTTTTCATAACCTACAATTACATTTTTACCCCAAAAAGCAACCATTGTAGGAGTAGCTGTATTAGAAGTATTATAAAAACTATTAGGTATATAAATTTTACAACCCTTCATAAAACTAACACCATTACCAAGTAATGTAGCTAAATTATCAGGTGTTAATACTTTTTCTTTAATAGTTGATAATCTATCAAGAGTATCAGGGTGATTTGCCAAAATGTTAAAAACATCATCTGGGATAAATGTAAAATTTGTTCTTTTTAAAGATGTGCTTCTAGCTTCTTTTGCCCAATCTGCTAAATCAATAAATGGAGTACTATTAGCATAATCGCTCCATTGATCTGTACCAGTTACAGAGGCAGTATTGCCCCCATAATTACCTGACGTAGTAGCTAAAGTTTCAGCGTCTTTTTCTTTTACTTGGTAAAGCATTTCAAGCATAAGAATTGTTCTAGCATATTCATCTTGACTTAATACAGGTTCAATAGTATTAATAGAATCTTTTCTTGAAAAGAATGTTCTTACTGCAATAGTTTTACTTATTTTAGCTTCTGTTTCATATTTAAATCTTACAGTTACTGCACCATCACCATCATTCGATTGTAGATTTTCAATCCTTTTAGCTTGGTTTTCAGTATCAATTTTAGTTACTAAAAAATCTGGTTTATCAGTAGCAAACTCTTTAAATAACATTTTATGACCGTATTGGTCAACTTCTTGAGTGTTTGATACTAAAATACGTTTTTCAGGTACATTAAGTATATTTGTTAATCCTGCCATTTTATTTTCTCCTTTTTTATTTTATTTTATGTGAATTAAACAGGTATATAAGCTGGAACTTGTAACACTTTTAAAGTAGCATCACCTGAAGAATTAGCTTGTAAAGCTATTCCTACAGAATGCTTAAAAGCCGTTCCTGACAAATTAACTGCTTGTGCTACCAAAAGACCTGATGAGTTAGGAACTAATCTATTGCCTATAGTTATAGAACCAGTACAAGCCATAAGTTTAACGGCTGCACATGGAACAGATACCGCAAATTTGCTTGTAGACCCTGAACCTTCAACTGTTTTTACTGCTCCTATAATAACATCTGTAGCACCTGAAGCTGCAACAACATAACCTTCATTTGAAGTATCTAATTTAACATTACTATTTACAGCTAATTCAGTAGCTGCTAAAAAAGTAACTGTTTGTGTTTTTTCTAAATTTTCAACTGCCATTTTATTTTTCTCCCTATTGATTACAATTTTATTATTAAGCTTTTGTAGCTTGAATTATTTCATAAGCTTTTTCATAGCTTACATTTTTTTCTAAAGAATACTTTTGTACTTTTAAATCTAAAGCAATATCTGCATCAGTTTCATCTGGTAAATATTGTTTTCTAACTTCATCATTAACTACAATACCATCAGCAGTTTTAAAAACTTCTTTGGTTGTTTTAGATTCAATAACTGGCAAGCTAGAAATAAAGTTTCTTACTAAAGCTTCTAAGCCTAATTTGTTATTATCAACTGAGAAGTTAGTTTTTTTATCATCACTAACAGCCATTAATAATTCAATAGCCATTTCTTCATTAGCGATTGGTAAACTTGGATTAGCTGATTTACTGAATTTATGTACAAAAGCTGTAACTTCATCTCTTTTCATTTTAGTAATTAAAGCTTCATAGTTTTTTTCTAAAGTTTCATTAGCTTTAATTTGTTGATTTGCAACATCATTAATTTTTTGTGAAAATTTACTAGCAGTTAAGTTAGCATCAAGCATTTTGCTAAAAACACCTTCAATATCTTTTAATGAAAAACTTGATTTTCCCATTTCACTACCTTCCTCGTTTTTAACAGCGTTTAATATTTCTTCTAACTTTGCAGCTATTTCAGCAACATAAGCCGCTTGTTGCTCAGGTGTCATAGCTATAAATTCATCATAACCCATACATTGAACACCCTTAGCCGCGTAAGGTTTCATCATGTTTTCATAAACTAACTTGTCCATTTTTTTCTCTCCTATTTTATAAATTAATTTCTTTTCAAAACTAAAGTCATCTATATTAAAATCTTTTAGTTGTACCGTAACTGGTTGCAATTCTTGATTATTTTCCATATCAGTATTATTACTATCTAAGTTATACATATATGGTTTAAATACTTCTACTAAAGCTGGTATTTCTTTAACTGGTAAAAAACTTACTGCTGTAATCATCATTTTATAAGTCTTGTTAGACTCTTTAAATTTTATGTTATAGTAAGCTTCGACTGAGTGAGTTTTAATTAACTTATCTTGCAAAGCTTTCTCTATTGCTGGAAAAATTTCGATAAAATCACAAAATATAGAATTACCTTCCAAAGTAAAATTGTCAGTACTACCCAATATAAAAGGCAAGTTAGACAAAGCTTTGTATTTTTCATCTCTTAAAGATTTTGTATCCTCATGAGTAAATTTTAAACCTGGTAAAAACTTGTCTTTAAAATCTTGTTGAGCTTGTACCGCATCTTGTAGATGTTCTAAAGTATGATTAATCCCATTAAAATTACCAGTATTAAAAATCTTTATATGTTTAAAACTTTGCTTATTCAAATTATTCTCAGCTTGAGTAAGAAATGGTTTAAATAAATTAGTCATAATTATCTTTTACCTTTAGATGGTGACGCAGTCCATGACGGGTACATTTTAATAATATCCTTTACTTTATTAATACTTGTTATAGGCTCTTTTGTAGCTTCTAAAAATGTTCTACAATTTACGTGCAAAGCTGGTACTAATTCTTTTTTATTTAGCTTGATAAAATCTAAACTAACTATAATCCTATCTCTAGGCTTACAGATATGCTCAGTTGTTCTATCATCTATAGTTACTACCAATTTTAAATTAGTTTGTAGCTTTGATTTTTCAACAATATCTATTCTAGTTTCGTTAGCTACTCTAATACTTTCAGTTGAACTAATAGCATTTAATCTTATGTTTTTAAACTTACTAGTTTCTAGCTTGATAATCTCTTTAATCTCACTAGTATTCAAATCTTTTAGCTTAAGAGTATTATTTAATCTATCTTGGATTATTCTTTTATAATCCTCTATCTCTTTTTTGGCTAACTGTTGAGCATAAATCAGATTATTTTTATTTGTCTTACTTGGATAAAGTTTTTTAATATTTTCTTTATCACCAGGGTATAAATCAATTAAATTTTTCCTTGCATAACCTGAAGATATATTTTCTACATTTTTAAAATGTGATTTAAGCAATTTTTCTAAACCCAAAGTTTTACTAGTAGGTACCAAAATTTGCTTATCTTTTTTATAGTTCGAAGATTGTCTAGTAGTATTACTTTCTAGTCTTAATAAATACTGTTCTAACTCAATATAAAATCTTTCTTCTATCTGTTTAAGCTTTTTATCTAGCTTATCAATATCATTGGAGTATTGAGTCATTACTTTTTTATATAAGAGAAAACTGTTTGATTGTTTACTTTTAAATAATACTCATTTTTATTATCATCTATATAATTAAATTTTAAATTAATGTCTAAAAGAACAAGTATTATTAGTATTAACAAAAAAATATTTATATGACCAAAATAGCCTAAACCCAAAGTAATAATAAAAGTAGTTTTCAATAAAACTAAAAGAACATTTAAAATGTTACAAATTTGTTTTTTATATTTTTCTTTCATTTTAAGCAGCTAAATTATAATCTATAATCTCTATGTTATTTTCTTTATAGAACTTACTTTTAATATCCTTAAGCTTTTCTATTGGTGTTTGTTCTAGAATACTAGTAGGTTTATAAAGTTCCTCTTGTTGTTGTCTAGCTTCTATTTCTTCATCACTTAGCTTAGGAAATTTTAATTGTTCCCTAATAAATATTTCATCACTTACTTTTTCTTCAAACTTAAGTAAACCTTTATCAATACCAATAGAAATTATTTCAGCATTTTGTTTTATGTTTTCTTGCTTAACTTCCATAAATTCACAAGTAGGATATATTTCTTTTGGATATCTAAACTTGTCAAAGTTATAAGACAATAAATCATTTATAATTTGCTCATTAAATAATTCTTGTAAATGCTTTTGTAAGAACTGACTGAAAATACTAGTTACTTCAAACTTAACTTTACTTTCGGCATGAGTGCCACCACCTTGACTTTGAGAAGTAGTTAAATCATTTCCAAGAATAGCTAAACTAATCTGACTATCTAAATATTTTAATCTTGGTAAAAACTTATCAGTTGTTTGTGATGTTTCTAATAATTTTATATCTAAGCCTATAGGATAAGCTATGCTATTTCCGTAACCTAAAGCATCAGCTACGTCCTGAGCTTGACTAACTGAATTAGTATCATCTATTAAATCAGGTGGTATACCAACTAAACCAGTCCCCATAGCTGTCTTTTTAGACTCAATAGCCATATCTTGCAACATTTGATTTTTAATAGTAACAAATTTACTTAGCCTACTAAAAACATCTTGACCATAAGGATTATTAAATAATTTTAGAAAGCTAAAAACTAAAAACTTTTCTTTTGCTAAAACTTCTATTTCATCATCATTTAAATAATTATATGCAGCTAAGTTTTCAATACCTAAAATGTTTTCAAACTCATCTAATTTAAAAGAAAATAAACCCGGCTTTTTATTTTTTATTTCTTTTAAAATAAGCTTACCGATAAATTTTCCATCTGGACAAAAATCATATATTTTCTCACTTAAGCCATAACCAAAGTGCAAACCACTTAAAGAAAGTGAATAAAAAATACTATCAAAATTATCTTTTATATTTTTTACAATAGTATCAATAAATTCTTTTAATAATTGGCTTTCTTCACTATCACCATTCGCTTTAATTGTTAGAGGTTTACTTAATACTGAAAATATTAAAGTACTGTAACAAGCTTGTACTTGAGGGTCTCTTAATACTCTTTCAGCTTCTGCAAATCCTAGTTCATTTAATAACTCACTTCTATCTGGATTTTGATAAATACCAAAGTCTAAACTAGCAGCTATATCAGTATAAGATCCGTTAGTACCAATTTCAGGTATTAACCTAGCTTTTTTCTTTACTTCTTTTAGATTAATTCTTTTATCAACTTCATTAGTATTATTAACAGGATTATTTGAAGTGCTTGGAATATTACTAGGTTTAAATAATAAGCCAAAAGTAGCTTTATTAGCAGCCAACTTTAAACTTTTAATTATTCCCATTTTATTTATTATTCCCTTATAATCACTATTTTAATATTAATCTCGGTCTAGTATTCAATATAACTGCTTTGTTTACATTAACAGTCTTTTTAATCTCTTTAATCATACGCATTTTTAGAGCGTCCATAAAGTCAGGTGAGCGACCTATAATCTTTTTAATCTCATCTTTGGATAGTAATTGTTTTTTACCAATACCATCAGAATTAATTCTTTTTATCTGTTCAAGCTCTTGGATAATTTTTTCTTTATATTCTGATTTATCACAGTTTATATAAAATTTATTATCGTTAATATAATCTGCTAAATAATAGCCACATTGAGTAGCTAGGTTTTGATAGTTCTCATCTAGTAAAGCCTTAGCATTATTAACAAACCTAGTGCAACCTTTAAGATAATCAGCAACACCGCCCCCGACTCCATCGTCATCAATAATAATATTACTTCTAACAACTTTATTATCTTTGGCTAACTTTTCAATTATTTCAACTACTTCATTAATAGCACTAGTAGCACGAGTTAAAATATTTTCAACACGTAAACCATGCCATAATAAAATAACTAATAAATTACTTCCAAACCTAGCAATATCAGCAGTTATATATCTTTTACCATCATCAACTATAAAGCTATTAGTAAACAGATTTATAATGTTTTCGTATTGTGGGATTACATCGGGGTCATCGTCATATTCCCATTGACCAAAAAGTAATCTTAATTTTTCAACCTTAGATAAAGTTCTTTCTAAATGTTGTAAATAACCTGGTGGTAATTTCTTATTGTCAGTTGGTAAAGCTTGAATAAACTTTTTCCAAACATCTAATAAACCATCTCTAGCAGCTTTATAATATTCATACAGATAGTTTTTAGCTGGATTACAAGTCTGTAAAACTTTTGGTACTAAATTATAAATATCATTTTTCCAACGTCCTACAGTAGCACTTATCGCTTCAAAAGCTTTACGGTCAATCTCTCCAGCTTCTTCAATCCAACCTCTAGTCATTTGTAATGAACCAAACCTAGAGTAGTTAGCATCACTTGGTAAATAAGCTAATTCAATAAAAAAAACCTTACTGCCATTATAAAGCGTATAAAAGTTATCAGTAGCATTAAAAGTATAGTAGTCTTTACTTAAGCCCCAATTTTTAAATACTTCCTCAACTGTACCAGTAGTATGCTTTCTTAAATCGTTAAGCTTTTTTCTTGCTATAAAGTAATTTGTTCCGGGGTACATTAAGGCATCAGCAAAAATTAAAGAGCAACCTAAATAACTTTTACCTGAACCTTTAGATCCACCGTAAACAATATCGCTTATGCTATCATCTAGCCAAGCTTTAACGCATTCTAATTGCTTTAAATTACCATGACAATTAAATGTTAAATCCATAGTTTAATGTGACTGTTCAAGGTCTGCCATAGCTTCAATAACTTCATTATTTTCAATAATACGCATACCAGTAATAGGTTTTATTTCTATTCTAGCATCAATCTTTGTTGGTGCATTTAAACCTAACAATTTACATTGTTCTTTTATAATCTCTTTGGCAGTGTTTAAAAAATTAACATCAGGTTTAGCTGTTTCTATGCTCTCACCTTCTTGGTTACCTTCAAACTTGCCACCTACTGTATTAGTTGACCAAGTCTTTTTAATACCTTGTGTTTTACTAAGTTCAAAAGCTTTTAAAGCTTCATCTTTAATTAATTCTAATTCTTGGAACTTATGAAATCTTACAGCATCTAGGTTAAAAACTGTAATCTCTTTTAATTCTGGTTTTAAATCATTTGCTACGTTTTTTATAGTTTCTTTACTGATATGACTTAATCTAGTATCACGTTGCACCTGATACAATGGCATACCTGAAATTAACAATCTACCAATTAATTCTTTATCACACTGCTTTATATATTCACTACGAAAAGGTTTATTTATTACTTCTAAATGTTTTGCTAATTTTTCAGAATCAATTAAATGTGACATTTTAGCAGTTTTTTCTAAAAAGATTTTATCATGAAATTGTTTAATAGACTCACCTATAGTATTAGGTTCAGGAATATCAGTATTTAAGCTTATTTCTAAATTATCGCTCATTGGTATCTTTTCTCACTATGACTCAATTTATATATTACAATAAATCCCTTTATTTTTATTTTATATTTTTTTAATAAAACTTTTATAAAACTTTTATAAAACTTTTATAAATGGTATAATTAAGTAATTATTTTATGTTAGGAGTACCAAAAAAGATGAAAATTATCGCAACATCTGAAGAGTTAAAAGACCTTAGAAATTTATTTATACAGGGTTTTACTTCCCTTGATGATAAAGACCGTGAGCAATTTAATAAAGAAGTAAAAAGATTAAATCATATAGTCTCCAATAAAGATAAAGCTATTAAAGAACTACAACAAGCTAACAATGATTTAATTTATAAGCTTAATCAAAACAGAGCTATTGTTACTAGATTAGAAAAATCTAATAATAGTTATGAAAATGAATTAAAAGAAGTAATTGATAAACTAAATAAAAAACAAGCTGCCGAAACTATACTAGAAGATAGAATTAAAGATTTAGAAAGTGACCCTCGTTTAAGTACTGGTTTTGATGATTTTATAGAAGGTTTTAAAGAAGATGTAACTTGTGATTTAAAAAAAGAATTAGAAATTTTAAAAACAGACTATGCAAGTTTATTAACTGACAAAGAAGAGTTTAAAAAAAATGTTGATTACTGGAAAAGTGAGCATGGAGATAAGGTTTTAGAAATTGAAAAACTAGAAAAAAAAATAAAATCTATTCAAGATAAAACTCCTTGGGTATTAGAAAAAAATAACCAAGAGTTGCAACAAGAGATTAAAAACTTACATGATATAATAAATTTAAAAGAAAGAGATATAGAAGATATTGTTAATTCAAAAATAAATTTAATTGAGAAAAACCATGAGCTTAAAACTAAATTAGAACAAGCTGAAAAATCAAGCTATATCCAAGGTACTACAAAGGATATATTTACCATACCACAAGATAAATACAAACTATATTCTAGTTACAAATTAGATAATAATAGTTTAGATAGTAATAACTCAATAGGAACTATTTATCACAATCCTATTAATATTGAATTACAAAAAGAAAACAACGAGTTAAAAGAACAACTTAAAGAAAAAAAGGAAGTAATTAATAAAATCCATAATGACAATAAAAAACTAACTGCTGCTAACAATGGATTATATATTCAAGCTAATAAAATAAAACGAGAAAACAAACTAAGATATTATCAAACAAAAGTAGATAGTCTAGTTTCTAAACTAACACCTTCTGAGGCTGATAACAATACTTGGATAACAATCAACTATGAAACAATTAAAGAATTTATTTCAAGCTTGGATAACTCTATTAATAGTGTTATTTTTGAAACTAAGTTTACCAGTCTAGATAACTTACATGAAAGTATTATCAGTATTATTAAATTTATTGAAAGTAGAATAGTAACCTTAGAGTCCTCTAACAACAGATTAAAAGAAACTAATGAAAATTTAAACTCCGAACTTAACGACATCAAGCAAGTACTAAAACAAAGTAACGTAGAATTAAAAGATGAGCTTAATTTAAAAAATGAAGTGTTAGAGCTACAATCTAAAGTTTTTAAGCTGCAAGAAACAAACAATAAATTAAACCAAGATAACCAAAGATTATACAATCAAAATTGTGACTTAAGCTTAAATTTAAACAAAATAAAAAGTGAGAATGATATTATAAAAAATCAAAGAGTTGAACTATTTCAATCTATTGAAAGGTTATCCAAAGAGATTGAAAGTCTTAACTTAGAAAACTCAAAAGTTTATCATAGAAACAAAGAGTTAGAGGAAACTAGTAAAAAGTTTCTTGATTTAAATACTAAGTTAGAAACTAAAAACAAAGAATTAGCTAATGATATATTAAAAACTAATAAATAAATTAATTAGATTAGTGAAAAGTAAAAAATTTATGCTACAATAGAGTGATAAAATAACCTTTAAAAGAAAATAGGAGCTATAGAACGTGTAGCTCCTATTTTTATGCTTAGTAATTATCATTTAGGTTATTCACATCATAATAAGATTCTAACCTATCAGATAAAGCTATTAAGCAATTAAATACTAGGTTGCCTAGTAACATACCAGCAGCAGCAAATAAACCTATCATAAATAATTCAAACATAATACAGCTCCTATAAATTCTAAATAAAAAAGAACTTTTAGCTAAAACTTGAAAATCCCCGAGGCAGATCCGTCGGGGTATTTACAAGTTTCTTTACGCCAAAAGTAAGAATCTCTTAATCTTCATTATATCCTTCTGATTCAAACATTGATAATTGCTCATACTTCTTTATTCTTTTATATTCTATTTCTTTACCTTGATTTGATACGTACTTTTTTATTACTTCTTCATTTGTATACTGACCTACTGTACTTATAAAATAGCCTTTACTCCAAAATTGACCGCCCCATAACTTCTTCTTTATTTCTGGTTTCCTTTTAAACATCTCTTTTGCTGTTATACTTTTTATTATTCTTACTACTTCTGATGGACTATACCTTGGTATTGATTTACCCATAGAGATTAAATCAATTATAACAATAGTTCTTTTATGATAATGTGAATTATCAATAATCAAAAGCATATTAACCAGTAGTAGCTTATATCCTAGAGATAAGATAGATAAATAGTTTATAGTAATAAATGTTAGAATAAAAATAGGTCAATGACCTAAAGTAATAAAAGTTTTTTGCTGGAGTTGCTGGAGCTGGAGCTATTGAAAAACTTAAATAATCTAGTTAATAGGTTTAATTTGTTGTGGGAATATAAAGAGGGTTGAAAGGTTTGTATAGTGGGCGTTATAGAATAATAAGGGTAAGTAAGCAATGAAGTAAATACCAGGTAATAATCAAATAAATAATAATAATCTCATATCAAATAAAGTAACCTATAACCAAGTGATAACAATAGTTTCAAACAATCCAAGTAATAACCAATAATCAAGATAACAGATATTAACAGTAATTGAAAGTAAATAATAGAATAACTTAGTTTGAATATAAATACAAAGTAAATCTAAACTGATAAAGTATTAAATAACTATTGCTATCTATCATGTATTATGTAATAATAAATATATAGACAAATTAAAGAAGCCAAAAAAGGCTAGGAGTTAAAAAGATGAGTAATTTACTAAATGTAGAAAATGACTTTTATTATGGAATAGGTGACAGAGTATCAAGCACAATAGAGATGTTTCCAAAAGAAAAAAGAATAGAGTTAACTTTTCAAGATGGTACAAATTTTTATCAAAAAAATTATAGTTTTTCTAATACAAAAAAAGCTCATTGGTTTTGTAATAGAATTGTTAGAGATTTTAAAAAAGCTACTAAAAGAAATGCCTGTAAACATTTTGGTTACTATGATTCAATAAATAAAAATAGATATGAGTTAACTTTAATCTACAAAAGTAATCCAAGTCTAACAGATAATTAAATTATTTTTATCCTACCATTTTTTGATGGTAGACATGAGAATAAATTATAGTAGAGGTAATAAGATGACTAAAGAACAAAAAGCAATTATTGCTAGTAATCAAGTTGACATGTTCCAAATTGTAACAATAGACGTTCAAGTTAAAACAGTTGAAAATAAGATAGTAACTCAGTTAGCATTATTTAGTTAGGAGTAAACTAATGGATTATAACGAACTAGAATATTATGAAGTAACTGAGCTAGTATGAATTTAAAAATAAACAAGTTGAACAAAAGTATTTTAAACAAAGTTAAGAAGTAAGGAGTTAAATTATGAAAAGTTTAGAAGGATTAACCTTAAATGAAAAAATAACCTTTAAAGGTTTAATAGCTGCTATAGATAACTATAATGGCATTAATGGTAAGTATAACCAATTAGTTATAAAAAAAGTAAGTACTGATAAAAGAGTGGATATATTTCAGGAGCTTAAGTTACTGAAAAAACAAAGCTTCTACTATGAAGGTAAAATAAGACAATTTGAACTAGATAAGCACTATGAAACTCTAAAAATAGAGCGTGAAATAGAAAAGTTAAAAAGAGAAAAGTTTCAAGCTTTGAAGTTTCAAAACAACAAAAAAGATACTACAACTATGACAATTAAAGAACTAGAAGCTTACAAAAAAGAAGTTCATTCATTTTTATTAAAGAGATTAAGTTTAGCTGATAATACTGAGATTATAGAAATTAAAAAAGAACTTTCTTTAATTGAAAAAATGATTAAGAAAGTAGAAAGTAAAATTTTTACATTAAGAGCTAAATTGCTTTTCGTTCTTTAGTCATCTTATTACCTCTACTATAATTTATTCTCATGTCTACCATCAAAAAATGGTAGGATAAAAATAATTTAATTATCTGTTAGACTTGGATTACTTTTGTAGATTAAAGTT